GTGTTGTGGATGGATTCTCTTCTGAGCCATCTTCAGTTTCAGGTTTCTCTTTCTCTTCTTTTTCTTCTCTAGTCTGTAGATCAAATAACCTAACAGCAGGAATAACGTCAGGACCCTTCGCTACCCTAGCGTTGCCAATATCAGTATCTACTGGCATTCTAACAAATGTGTACTTGACTCCTAGTTTCTTAATTTCAGAATTTACCTCTGGTCCAAATCCAGTTGCATTTCCTAAAGAAATTGCGGAACTAACTAGCATGTCTGTCTGCTTCTGAACTGCCTCTGAATATGAATTCAGTGCATCTTCCCTGTCCTTAGAACCAACAACCATCTCAGTTCCATGCAACACTGCAGGTCCTTTTCTCGCTAATCCAGTTCCTGTTTCAAACATAGATGGTCCTGCTGCTGGTAGACCTAATGGGTTAACTCCCATGTCTCTTGCAATGTCAACTGCAGTAAATGCCCATCCAGCAATAGGAATCGCAGATAATGCACTAAGAGCAGCACCTGTATAATCTCCTTCAGCAGCACGAAAAGCTGCTTCACCAAGTGCAATTATAGTACCAACACCAGGGACAAATTTAAGACTTTTACCTGCTGCTTTTGTCGCTACTTTTTTACCTAATTTTTTTGAAACCTCTTCACCACTCTCTCGTGCAACTCTTTCAAGTGTTTCCTTTCCTAGTTTTGCCTTACCTTTTTTAGTTACTCCACTCCTACCCAACATTTTGTTCAGAGTGTCTGACTGTTGACGAGCAGCTCTACTTGTAGATCCAGACATAAAGTCGGGATCGGATGCCATATCTGCAAACGCCTGCATTTGTGCTGATGCTTGTCTAGATCCAACTCTCGCAGCTTTAGGTCCTCTTTGTGCAGTATTACCACTCCTACGGATTTTACGGAAATCTAATTCTGATAATCCTTCAACATTTAAAAACCTGGCAATTTCTGCTTTAGAACCTCTTCCACTAAGGATTTTTGTAATTTTTCCTCGTTTTAGCGGATCTTTTTCCCTCAGAATTGTGCGGAGAAATCTAGATCCAATTTTTGATATTCCTTTTCTACTTCCCTTACTCCCAAATATATCAAGCAGGTCTTTTACAGCACCTGCTGCTTTTATATTTTTACCAGTAAGTTTTTTTAATAGACCTTTACTAGCAAATCCAAGAATTTTTCTTAGAAGAGCAGTAGAGAGGTCTCCTTTCTTCCCACCAAACGCTTCTTCTATAGCACGAGTAGATGATAGGTCTTTTTCTTGCTCTAATTCAGCTTCTCGTCTACGAACTTTTGCCTCTTCGGCAATTTTTTTCTGATACGCTAGATTAGCGTCAAAAATACCAAGAATTACATCAAATTTTTCTGATAGTATATCTGTTTGGTGAGAAATGAGACTATGAGTCTTATCTAAGTCGGATCTTACACCCTTTACTTCCTTTACTACTTCATTTGTAGCATAGTTCACGACATTCATTCTTGTCGCAATTTCTGTACCTAAAAACTTAGATACTTGCGTTCTTAACTTCTCATCCTTTACAGGAATTGAGTCGTCTTCTTTCAATAATTGTTCTTTAGCGGATTCTACTTCTTTATCTACTGAGGATCCGCTTTTACCCTTTCCCTCTGGAAACTGCCCCGTAAATCTACCCTCTTTTGACGACTTTCGGTCAGTTTCAGCAAATTTTTTCCTTGGGTCAATATTACCCAAAGTCCTATTATAAAGGTCTCCTCCAAACTCATGCTGTAGTGCTCTGGCAAAGAGAGATCCTGACCTAGCACGTTCTAGACCCTCAGCAACTCTTCTGTCTTTTTCGCCCTTTGCCAATCCAGCAGCACCAACAATTTTACCAGCAATGAAACTGGTAAAATCACCACTGTATGTTTTAGAAAGACCTGCCACTATTTGTTCTTTGCTGCTTCTTGTTTTTGCTTGACCTCTTCAAGATATTGCATTAGGAAAGTAGTATATACTTCTCTTTCCCAAGGCATCCAATTTTCAATCTCAGTCAAGCTATATTTATGGTACTGCATCAAAGCAAAATTCATTCGGTAATACCCCTCCAAATTATTTTGGAAGAGTGCTATGCGAAAAAACTCTGTAGACCCTCAAGCGTGTAATCAGATTTAACACCAGTTTTGGGGTTTACTACACTAAATGTGTGACTCAATTTTGGTGCAGTAGCATAAAATTGTTGAATTTGCTCAAATTGCTTTGTAGTCAAACTATCAACAAATTCGCGGAATTCTTTCTTTGAGGTAGTGCTATTGTCATACACATCTTCACCTTGGAAGATCTGATCAATAGAGTCTGCGATGAATCCGTAAACCTCCTCGGTTTTCATCTCCTTCTGTAGAAACTCTCTATCCACAAACTGCTTCATACTTGGATAGTTCATCATAATACCAAATTCTTCATCAAACATGATTTTTCTATCATGTCCTTCTGGTTTGGTTACCTCAATTTCATCAATATTGATAGATGCTTCTACAGTGGTTTCATTGTCGTCTAGGCATGTAACTGTCAAGACAATTTCTTCTCCAATTGATGCTGCTCTAATTTTCAAAAACAAATATTCAAGATCAAAACTAGGTAGATTATCTACCTTAATTCTTGAAACAACACAATTTTTGATCAAGTCTTTTACTGCGTTTGTAATCTGCCCTTCGTCTTGTGACTCCAAAGCAAGCAAAAGCACTTTTTCTTCTTTTACTAAAAATGGACGATATTTGATCGTTTTTCCACTAGAGGGTAATTCCAACTCATATGTTGGATAACCCAGTTTTGGCAATGCCATTATATTAACTCCAAGGTCATATTTATATTTAGCGACTTTTTCACCAAAAAATTAGCGGAAAAAATTTTCCGAGTTTTATGGAATCAAAAAGTCAATTTTCATTTTGCTGGTTCTTTTTTAACAAATTTACCATTGTCATAGGTATAGATATAATCTCCAGAAATGTATTGAGTTCTGTATACACCAGGAGCAACCTCAACTCCACCACCAAACGCTTGAAACTGACTTTTTACATCACCCATCAACACAGTGTGTCTACTGTAGTAGAAGTTTACGGTCAGTCTGGTGATTTGAGAAGATCCATAAGCAAGAGGGACTGCATCAATAGAATAAGGATAACACTCTTCCAGAAAATAAGTTACACCAGCTCTCTCATTAGATGCTCCTACTCCTGGTTCAGTTTTTAAAATTTTAAGAGTACATGCATACTCATCTAAGTATTTTAATCTATTAGTACGGTTCTGTAAGATTTTAGGAGTTGTTTTCATCTCATCAAATCTTCCCTGATCTTCATAAAAAGTATCTTCGGAAAAAATATAATTATACCACTCATTAAAAAATTTCAATGGTGTCAAGTCAGCATCTAACATAAAACCCAAACTTAAATCAGTAAAAATTCTAGTGTGAGGGTATGATACTGGTCCTTGACCCAAATATTTTCCTGTGATTTGTGCTACACCAGATTGAACGTTTGGTAGTTGTGCTTCATCACATAACATATGAATAACATCTTTCTTAGTATTATCTTGATAATACTTAAGGTTTTCCACTACACTTGCACCAGAAAAATCAAACTCAACATCAAAACCAGATGACAGGGACATACCGCCCTGAGCACCTATGCTTTTCATGAACTCATTGATTCTTGTTACTGCCACTGCTAAATATACTTGTGGGATCTTATATATTTATGGCATACTCTGGACTGTACAAACCAGTCAATCCAAAAAAGTATCGCGGCAATCCTACTCGCATTATCTATAGATCATTATGGGAACGAAAGTTCATGGTGTTCTGTGATAATAATCCCTCAATTTTAGAGTGGGGTAGTGAAGAAGTCATTATTCCATATCGTTGTCCAACTGATGGACGAGTGCATAGATACTTCCCTGATTTTTACATCAAAGTCCGTGAGAAAACAGGAAGTGTAACGAAATATATCATTGAAGTAAAACCCAAGAAACAAACACAACCACCGAATGACAAAAACAAAAGGACTGCTGCCTATAAACGGGCTGCCCTGACGTTCGTCAAGAACCGTGCCAA